ATAACCATCAAGAAACACTGTTTCGGCTAGGTAGCCGTGTATATATGTACCTGCGTTACTACGTTTACCGATGTAAGTAGTATGACCTGTATTTCCAAGTTTGCTCAAAGCACTTATTGAATCAGTGCTTGAATAATCTAATTCTCCATTTACATAAATATACACCTCATTGTCAGTAGAGTTCCAAGTCGTAAAAATGTGATACCACGCACTTGTATCTCTTAAATCTCTAACACCATCTTTAGTAACAGTTCCACCTTGTAGCCACTGTAGTTTTCCAGTTCCACTCTGAAAACCAAAACCATCAATAGCACTAGAACCCGCACTAATAATATGGTTGTAGGCGGCTACCCCTACAGGGTCTCCTCTTTTTACCCACGTTGAAAAAGTTCGTTTAGCTGTATCTGTTGCTGTGCCAAAATCAGATTTAGTAAGATAAGCACTAGTGCCATCTAACCGCAAAGACTGGTCAATGCTGTAAGGGTAAAAACTACCACCTGCGTTATACATCCATTGTGATGACCCAAACGGACCTGACATATTTAACCTCTAGGGAACAGCCGCAAAAGCAAGTTGCGGTGTGCCAAGTAAAATTTTATTATCTGCTTGAATAATATAAGGAACTAAATCAACCGCATTCGCAGCACTGGATAAGTTAAGTGCGCCACCAGCCGCTGTGTAGTCACTATCAACACTTACTGTATGAGTACCAGAACTGTCCTGTATAAATATCATAAAACCAGACTGCCCAGCTTGGTCAGAAATATCTGCTGTTTGATTAGATAAAGTTATACTTGCAGTAAGCGTAAGTATAAAGTTTTGATACGTGTCAAAATCTAATTCAGTATTACTTGACAGTGTAGCTGTTTGCGTTTTACCCGGTACAGCTTTGTTAAGCGTAACTTCATTCAATGTAGTAGTACCTGACACAATAAGGCTACCATTAACTGTACCGCCAGTTGTTAAGCTATCTGCTATGCTAAATACATCATATACAATAATCTCAACAATGTCGCTTGCTGACAATGCAGCTAGACCACCGATAGTGTTTGCAGTTGTTGTGTTATAGTCGGTGCCAGCTACAAGTGCTACACCGTTGAGTGACACATCTACATAATTACCGTCAGTAAATAGTAAGGTTGCTCCACTGTCAGATGCACCAGATAGAGATGTCTCACCGCCTGTAGCTGTGAAATAAAAGCGACTGCGAACACCTAGTTGTGGGGATTTACCTATGTATGGCATGTGTTACCCCGCAATCTCTGTAGCACTGATAAACGAAACGCCTCTTTCATGTTCATTGGTATCAGTATCATTGACCGTCCTATTCACATATAATGTGCCTGCGTAAACACTACTCATTGCTAAATGATATGTGATTTGTGAAGTAGTGTTATGAGTGCTATCAAACCAAACAGTGGCTCCGCTATCAGGACTAGCAGTGACGTCCGATGTATGCCATCCAGTACTAGGGAAACTTATACCAACACGCCTATTACCAGCCGCTGGTGCCGATAACTTTGTAGTATCTCTTAAAAAGAAAAACGTAGTATTTGCCATCCAGTTAGCTGCGCTATATTCGCAAAACAAAAAAGACTCTATTTTGATTATAGAGTTAGTGGCTGTGGGGGTGATGCTCACCGAAAGATTAGTAATTGCAGTATCTGTATTTGCAGTGATAGCTTGAGTGTTTGCACTATCGTATTGAGTGTATTGAACTTGCAACACCTTACCGCCACCAGCACCTGTTACAGTGCCAGTAAACGCATAGTCATCAGTTAAATCTATGCTTTCAGACCTTAGTTTTGAAAGTGCCATTAGCTACCCCTTATGCGTATGGGCTATCACCCAACAAGTCTGCATCCCAAGCTGCCTTGAGGCTTGCAATGTCGGTTGCATCAGTAATTTCAGATGCGGCAGGTGCATCACGAAGGGCGTTCTTCTTGGTTACAGATGCTGCCTTTGCGGTTGCATCGTCAGCTTCCATTGCCTTCATGTACGCAACATCTTCAGCGTCAAGCAGTGGGCCACGAACCTCACGAATCTTGTCACGGAAGATGTCTTTTGCAGTATCCAAGTCCTCTGAAATAACAGAACCTGACAATGACCATGCACCACGAAAATCTCTGTTGGCAGGAACAGTTGCAGTTGAGGCATCAATCTGATTACCGTCCTTGTCAACAATATATGTTGTTACAGCCATGATTTACTCCTTATGCTGCTAGTTCTAAATCATCAGAAATGCGCCATGCGTTGCGCCATTCCCGTGTTTGTGGTAACTGTTCCTTTTTACAAATTACCATCTTGGGCTTATTACCCTCATTCCAAGTCTTCCAGACGTGCTGTGGCACATCCTTCTGAATTAGGTATTCAATCGCTTCTTCTTCAGTCATCGCTGGCATTGGCTCTGTCTGGTGCAACAGATAGCCGCGTGTATGCTTCTTGAAGTCCGGTTGTGCTTCGTCCTTTGCCAGTTCCCAATACACCCACACAGGTGGAAGAATACCGCCCTGCAATGCACACGCCATCCAGTTAGGGTCAGGCACCAGTATCTTAGCGCACTCATCAATGCTGTCCTCATATACAACACGATAGTCTGACTGCACACCGTCTAGGTTTTCTTTTGCCCAGCACAGACGGTCAAACAGGTGAGTGCCTTTGAAATCAGGTGTGTTCATTAGGCAAGGTCTCCGTGAACTGTTACCTGCAACATTTGTGGGTCAGAATTAATTGAAGCATTATAACTATAATTATTACCTCTAATTGCCGCAGTGCTATGCAAACCATAAGTGTTATCCGGGTCTCCTGTAGTAAAAATATTACTGAATGAGTTGGAACTTCCTTTTACAGTACTTGAACCGTTAGCAGAGTAATCTCCATTACCCATTGCAGAGGTGAAGTTACCTTCATATTGACCTGTACCCTCATCTGTAATGCTGGCTATATTAAAGCTATCACGCAAAGCTGGTGTTGCCGCATTAAGGTTGAACCACGCCTTCGCACTACCCTCGACAACATAGTTCGTGGCGATTGACCCAGCGGTGCTGTGTTCCAGCGTATCTGCTACAATTTTACCTGCCATTATGCTAATCCCCCAAGACCGTGTATATGTATAAAGTCCATATCTTCTAACACAGTTTGTTGACCGTCAAAGTTAGTTGAAACTCTAACAGTGGTTGTTGTGAACGGGGTGCTACCAATTCGTGCGAATGAAATTTGTGCAACATGCTTATTAGAGGAATTGTCGTCACTGCTTATACCAGTAAAGCAAACTTCAGATACCGCACTGAACGTAGACGTGTGCGTGATGGTTGTGTCGCCCTGTGCATTATCCGTTAATGAACTCGCATTTAATGACCCATCAATAACTTGCGCTTGACTGTCGTAAGCACACCACACTTTCATTAACCCCTGTTCCAAAGATTGCGTAGCAGTAGCACCAACCGTCACAGTGATGTCGTTGGCGGTGGTCTTGCCAGTGAGGGTATCTACTTTTATCTCACTCATGCTAGGTCTCCGTGAATAACTATCTGCACAAAACTATTGTCGGTATTAGCGTCACTTATATTTGTGCTTCTAATAGTACAAACTGAAGAAGAGGTATGCGAACCTGCTGGTGTGCCAAACTGACTTCTTGCGTTACCTAAAAAAGAAGCGGGATAATTTGCGTTGGTCATAGCATTTGTTAAATTCATTGCTTGGTCGCCAGAACTTGGACCGTCCGTAATTGAACTGCCATTGAAACTATCGTTAAAAGTGGGTGTTCCTGCCGTACCATCAAATGTACACCAACCTTTTGCCGCACTCTGCTTAGTCAGCGTGACTGGACTGGTGCCATCACTTGCTGTGATTGTGTCTGCTCTTAACTCGCTCATGCTATCACCAGATTACCGCCGGATGTTACCGTCAGTGTTACCCCTATTGCGATTGTCAATGGTCCTGCACAAAGAGCATTTTCATCTGCATCAATGGTGGTGTCAGTATCTAGTTGCTGTTGATGCACACGGAAGATGTCACCACCACCAGCGTTTACTTCACCGTTTTCGCCCTTGTATGTA